ATATGCCACCTCCGCCATCACCACCAAATATTGGACCTAATGCTTTCCATAACATTGCTTTCAATATCATAGCAGTTAAATCTTGTATAATACTTAATGCCATTTGTTTAAAGTTAAGTTCACCTCTAACAGCACCATCTATAATATCATTAAAGAATTGTCCAAATCGACCACCTGCTTGGTTAGCTGCTTCATTAAGGGTGAGCATTTGACTTCTCATACCTTCGGCGAATTGTAAACCTACATTGGTTGCTTCTTCTTGTTTTCTTATTAGTTCCTCAATAGCTTCTTTTTGTCTATTAATTGCTTCTGTCTTTTGAACCATTAGATCAAATTCTGCGGTACCTGCCTCAAATCCAGCATTGGTGACTTCTCTTAATGTTTCAATACTTACAACATTATCCTCTATTGCAGTATTATATAATCCTATTGCTTCATTCAATTCACCATAGTTGGCTATTTCTGTTCTCAATGATTCAGTATAAGATTGTCTAGCATTGGCTATTCGTTCTAAATATTTTTCTTCATCAGTTTTTTCTGCTCCTCCAAAACTACTTTCAGTTGATAATGGAACAAATGCTGGAGTATCATCATCTGGGAATTCAATTGGTTTGTTAAGTTTATCTGCTAATTCTTTTAATTTTTGTTGTTCTGCAGCATACTCGGCTTCTTCAGCTAAAAGTGCTTCTCTTTCTGCCCTTAATTTTGAGACGGCGGCTGTTGTTTCTTCTATTCGTTGTTTTGCTTTTTCTTCGTTGGAAGCTATTTGTCCTAATCCACCAGGACCTAATCCTAATCTACCTAATGTTCCTGAATTGGCGGCTTCTTCTTGAACTCTTTTAGCCTCCATAAGTGCTTCAGCGGCTTCAGCAGCTTCTCTGGTTGCATCTGTTAGGCTTTTATCATTTCTTGCTAATCTTAATCCTATTGGTGCTTGTATTAATCCAAACAATTCTCCAATACTTTGAACCCATTGAGCTATGACTGGTAATGATCTAATAAGTTTCTGAGTAAATGATAATATTTGTGGTGCTAATTTTGCTAATGCTCCAACTAGTTGATTTTGAACTATATTCCACATTGCTCTTAATTTAGCAGAAGCATCTGAGGCTGCTCTAACAGTGTCATTACTCATAACACCATTCATACTTCTTAATCTATCTTCATAATCACCAATTGAATCACCACCTTGATTTAATAGCGGTAATAGTCTGTTTGCTAAATCATCACCAAATATTTTAGTTGCTAATGCCGCTCGCTCACTTGGATCAACAGTATTTTCAAATGCTCTTGCTATATCGGTTAATACATCTGCAGAATCTCTTATACTACCATCTGAATTTCTAACACTTACCCCAATTCTATTAAATGCTTCTGCGAGTGTGCCGCCTTCTAATATGGCTATAGAAATTTGGTTGTTTAATTTTGCTAGTGCCTTATCTGCATCATCTGCTGAACTACCATTTTGGTCTAATGCAAATCTCATTACTTGTAGTTTTTCAGCAGTAGTATTTGCTTGGTTAGCCATATCTTGGAGATTTTCTGCCATATTTGCTGATTTAATAGTTAGGGCTATTAAACCACCAGATAATGCGGCTATACCAGCAGTGAATATTTTTAATGGACCTACTACCCTTGTTAATACGGCACTAAATCTATTTGTTGATTTTCCGGCTTCATCTGCATTCTTTTTAAATTTAGCCATATTATCATTAGCGGCTTTAACTGATTTTTGAAATTCTTGTGTTTTAGCTTGAAGTTCAACTATGAATTGAGTTGCTCCTATTGCAGATAAAGCCATTATTTCTTCCTTTTCAAATTGTCTCTATTGATTAGATCCAATAATTCATTTCGCTTCTTTTCAGTTATTTGGAAGCCTTTACCCTTATTTATAGTGGAATTGGTGATAGTGTCTGGTTCTGACTTGTGTTCTTTATTAATGAAGGCGGAACGAGTTAAACTTCTCCATTCCGCCACACTCATTTCCCAGAACTCATTTGGACTTATTTGGAGACCGGTTATTGCTTGGTAGTAACAGGCTTCGATCGTGTTTTGCTTTTTTTTTCTGGATTCTCTTTATGAGCTTCCTCAACATATTCTTTTATTTCTTCTTTAAGTTGTTTTTCTGATTCATCAGGTTCATCACTAATACTATCTGGATCAATACCACTCATTAATGATATGGCAACTGAATATGCTTTTATTTTAGTTTCTTGACCACCATCAAGTATCCAATCACCAATGGTTGCTTCTGTGTAGGGTGAACTGCCTTTATTATGGCTTAATGCCCAAATACATTTAGTAACATCTGATAGGGGGATATTCATTAATTGAGCATTGATAGTCATTGCTTCAACTGATTTTTTAATAGCAGTTTCTGCTCTTGCCACATTGTCATATGAGGCTCTTAAAGGAATGAGGCGACCACCTAACTCAAATTGGTACTCGCCTCTAAACTTGTTTGGTTGTGTATTCATATCTTATATCCTTTATGGTTTTAGTTTATTTTATTATTAGACAGTTTTAGTAACAGTCATCACACCATCTGATTGAAGTGTAAATGTAAAGTCGTGTCTTTCATTAACATTACCAGTGTGAACTAGTTCTGAAAGCTGCCATGCTCCACTAACTGAAAAACCTGATAGTGTTACCACTGCACCATTCCAAGGTGTGGGTGATTCAAACATATCAAATAATACATTCTGAGCACTTACTGCTGGGTTATAAATACCGCCACCAGTGAATGTAATACTTCTTTGACTATCAATGTTAGATACCCAACCAGCATTGTCTTTGTTGGTTACATCAATAAGTGCTCTACTGAAGTTTGTTTCAGAAGCGGTTAAAGCTGCGATTGTGTTGAAAGCAGCGGCTGAAGCACCAGCACTTGTGCCTGTTTTAAATAGAAAGTCATTACCTTTAGCAATTGCCATTTTAGTCTCCATAAAGGGGTTGTTATGTTATATCCCTTATTTATTTATTTTAGTATTTATATTAGTATTTATATTAGATTTTATATTGGGTGACCACTTTCAACTCTAACTCTATATATTCCGTGTATTATGGTGGGGTCAGCATCATATATGTAGAATGAGTTTGTTTGATAATAGGTAAATGAGTTGCCACTTACTTCAATTGTTTGTCGATGTAGTTTGGTTTTTATTTGATCCAATATAGTTTCAACAGAAGCAGGTGTTCTAGTTCTATCCCATATATCTATTTGAACATCATACACATTTACATCATATGTTTTATCATCAAATAAGGGTCTTTGTTCAATAGTTCCCCAACTTGCGAATGGATAACTTTGTTCATTGTCAACCGTTGATACAAATGAGTTTAGGTTAGATACAGCACTTAATACTGCTGTTCTTGTGGCTGTTCTTAATTGATTTCTTTCACTCATAGTAGTTTACCTATTTCTGTTTGTATCATATTTATTAGAAGAGGTTCCATTTCATTAATAGTGTTGTTGAAAAATGGTTGGGCTCTTTGAAATCGTGTGCCATATTCAATATATGGAGCATAATCTATTCGTTCATTACCAACTTCAATAGTCCATTTGCCACCGTCTTTATAACCTCTAATGGTGTCTCTTAATGCACCTGTGTTTATTGGTACTCTGTCTTTCATTTTTTTAACAACCATTAAGGTCCATTTACCATATGCTTTATCAACAGCCCTATCTATATTGGAGGATAAGTTTTCTAATGTGGGAGTAACTGTATCTTTGATTATTGTCATGTGGCTGCTAACTCATTTGGTGAAGAGATTTTAACTTTTAGTTTAAGCATCATTCTGTCGCCTATAGGATCTTTAATACTCTCAATGGAATAATAAGTTGGTGTGGCATTAGTAGTTCTTAATCTATCTATATGTGTTAGGTTGTTAATATATTTGGTAGTTAATTCAAACCAATATTCATTAAGTTGTCCACCCAATGCTAATACTTCTCTGTCATTTAGTGGTTTAACACTGCACCATATTTTAGTTCCATCAGTCCAGGTGGTTAAGGGATCACCAGCACCATCTACTGACACTGTTTTTGTTTGAATAATATATGGTAGTTCTCTGCTTCTACTTGGTCTAATCATTTTTAACCTTTATCTACATTAAGGTAGTATCTATTACCAATATTAAAGCCCCAATCACTATTAGGTCCGCCTATTGCTTCTAATCCACATTTATGACTATTGATAGTATTGATGATTGATTGAGGAATAGTTTTATCTGGATTACCTCTGTTATCAAAATAATAGGCTATTAGATCATATGTTGCCATAATTAAATCTGCGGGGAGATAATCCCCGTCTGGACTTACTACATATTTAATCTTTAAGCTGTCTATTGGTCTGTAGTTTTCACTTGGCATTACATCAAAATATACTCTGTTGCCTTCTGTTTCTAAATAATATGTTGAACTATCTACAGTGGTATTTTCATTGGCTGTATTAAATGTTCTAACATATGATATGGAACTTGCTGGTCTATAGATTAGTTGAAATACATTTGATATTTCATTGTAGTCCCAGAACTGGCAGTAAGATGCTTCTCTCAATAATAGGCCAGTTTGTCGTTCAACTACTTCGGTTGCTTGGTTGATGAGTAGTTTTAATACTGCATCACTATCTTCATAGTTTATATTTAGATAGTTTTTCACATTAGTTAGTGTGAGTATTTGACTTGCTGGTGCGGAACTTCTTACTATTCTCATCTGTTTATCCTTTTCTGCCGGTTGTGAGCAGTCTTATCTTCTGTTGGTTGTTGATGGGACTCCGGCATTGCTATTATTTATTTATATTTTGATATAGTATATATGAGTTAGGGGCATTTCTGCCCCTTTCTCTGTTCCTATTTTATTAGGGATTATTTTGCTGTTAGAACTCTCAAAGCTCTTAAGTCTTTGTAGAAGCCAGCATTTCGTTGTTTGTAGTAATATTTGGTGTATGCTTTATTGGTTATAACATCAACTACTGTTTTAGTTCCAGCTGGTTGATTTAATAGGGCATATGCCTGACGGAAGTTACCTATTAGAGCAACAGGGTTACCAGCAGCGGTAAATGATGTCATGTTAGGGAATTCAACTACACGAACACCATTGAAAGATGCAGGGTCACCTACATTTACAGATGGTTTGTATAGGTATTGGCCATCATTGTCTTTCATTTTTAATAGTGTTTGGATTGTTTTGTTGCTTCCACCAATAGTTAGTTCTGCTGGATTAAATCTGTATCTTAAATCAATGGCATACATTGCTGTATAAACATCGTCTAGACCAAATCCTAATCCACCAGTAGCGATAGCAGAGACTGGTTGAGTAGCAGCTACTTCACCAATTCTATCCCAAGTTGATACTGAAGATAGAGCAGCATCAGCTAATAGACCTCTAACACCAGCACCAATTGCGGCACCGTTTAGGAAGTCTTCTGATAGGGCGAATGAAATAGTTTCACTAATGTTGCCATTAATAAATCCAACTAGGTCGAAGCTAACATCAGCTAACATATCTTCTGTAACCCAAGGTTCAGCTTCATAGTTGCCCATTAGACCACGAACTTCTTCGTGTGTACCAGTTGAAGTATTAGTAGCAGCAGAAGTTTCAACAGCTCTGGTAACACTAAAGTTGCTTGTTTGAACGATTCTGATTGGATCTCTAGCAGTTGTTTCACCAGTTTCAACTAGTTCCATCCAAGGTGTCATAGCACGAACCTGTGCGATAATACCTGTTGGATTATCGGTTGGTACTAAATATCCACCAGTATTGTTGTTGGTATCACCCACAGCAACGGCACGATGAATATTGTTGTATTCATCAACTACTTTTCTTTCAGAATCAGAAAGATCATATTTAGCAACACCTCTTAATAGTTTGCTGTTTAGAACTGCTTTATAATCAGTTTCTAATATTTCTTCAGCACGGGTTTCATAACCATTGCTGGATACAGTTAGAGCAGCATTGAATTTGTCTACTTGATTTTGTAGTTCAATAACTGTTTTTTCTAACTTGCTGTTTTTTTCAGATAAAAGTACATCAGCATCTTTTACTGTTTTTTCTAATGTGTCAAGTCTTTCAACATTGGCACGATTAAGAGTATTAAGACTTTCCTTAATCTCGTTTAGTTTGTCGCTCATTTGTTTTCTCCTTTAGAAGGGTTAATATATTTTCTAAATCATCAGAGTGGTTATCCGGCTCTTGATGTGGAGAATTAATCTCGTCGGCTCTTTCAATACTGGATTCTTGTTCAGCACCACCTGTTTCCAATAATCCTGCTATTTGGTTTAGAAGTATGTTGGTTGCATCTTCTCTACTAATAACATTTGATTGAACGAGTGACATTTGAAGAATATCATTTAGTTCATCTAACAATTCTTCTTCACTATCGTATTTATTTAGTTCTTTTATTCCAAGTTCAACTATCTTATTTATTAGGATTTCTTCATTTTCACTATTTAGTTTGTGATAGTTTTCAGCACTTCTAACCATTTCAACCATTGCTTCTGGGTTAGCGGCGAATGTTACTGGACTTATTTCCATTAAGGCAAGTTCTTTTAGATCATAAATACCATCTTCTGAATCTTCACCTTTTATTAGACGAGCACCAATGCTCAAGCCTTTTAATATTTTTTTCTTGTAGTTACTGTATACTTCAGCTGCTCTGGCAATATCTTTATTAAGGTATCCTTTAACGAATAATCCTTTAGCATCTTCATAACCAGATTCCCATTGACCAATAACTTCATCTGGATTGTGATTCCAAAGCATTGGTATTGGCATACTTTCTTTTAGGCTTTTCTTAAAACTGCCTTTAATAGTTCTAGTTCCATATGAATCAACCACATTAAATACGGAGGCATAACCTTCCAACACCCATCTGTCATCTTCTTCAAAGGCTCTAATGGTTTCTGGTCTATATGAATATATAATTTCTTTAGTCATTTTCTGTTCCCGTTGTTGAAGGGTCGTTTTCATTACCATTATCTTCCATTATATCGCCAGAATCTTCTGAGGTTGTTTCATTAGTTGTTTCATTATTTGTATTATTTATATTATCTTCTTCTGGTTCATAGCCTAACAGTTCTCTCATCTCATTTCTGGTTAGGAAGTTAGCCATTTTAAGCTTATAATCCAGTTCTTTATTTCTAACTGCATTAAGTGCCATAACATTATCATAGTTTATTTTTAAGCTAATATCTGGCCATAATGTTCTAAACCATCCTTCAACCTGTGTTCTAAATGCTTCTAATTCAGGCATAACTGTTTGAGTGTAGAGTGTTTCATATGCTGTATCTATGTTGGAGTATGTGCTGTCACCTTTAAATCCTAATAATACTGGCGGCACACCTAAAGCAAGTGCTATTCTTTTAGCGGATATTTCTTCCAACATGCTAAAATCCATATCTTTTGAGTTTAATCCAAGTTCAACTACTTTGGTGTTTGGTCCTGCCTGCATAACCAATGCTTTACCTGTATTATCACTACCAGAGAATGTTCCCACTGAGTTTTTAATTTTAGCATACTTTTCAGCAGTCATATCTAAACCAGTTCCATCAAACATCATAAGGAAGCTGGGTCTTGCTCCGTTCTTTAATAGGTTGTAGTTCCATTTACTTCCTGAGTTGGTTATCTTTACACTTGCCCATGCTGAACTTAATCTGCTTATTCCTCTATTACTGCCAGCAGCCCAATTGAATTTATGTAGGACAGGTTCAAATGTTATTTCACCTACCTTTATTTCTTTTGATATTGTTTTTACTGGTTTGTTGGGTTTTTTAATTTCATATAGGCTGGGTTTTATTTCAACTTCATTAGGTTCTAAATAAGTTAGATAGCCATTGCCTCTTTTTGCTGCGGCTGCATCTGGACAATATAAGAAGTATTCACCTGCTAAATCATTATATATTATGGATTGTTCTACTATGTCATCCCAATAACAACCAGTGTAGAAGTGTTTTTCAAATAATATATTCCATAAACTATGATATGGACTAGTGACAGGTGGTTTTTTAGTTATATGTCTATCCTTAACCCATAACTCCCATACTGGTTCTTTAGCTGCTGTGGTTTTTTTATTGATGCAGGCTGCTACATATGAGTTAACTATGTAGCCTTGTTCTAAATTCTTTTTATAATCTGCTGTATCAATATCACTTGAATTTAACTCCAATGCTTCTGCCAGTTGAGCTGCTGTGGTTATACTACCAAAGTTGCTTAATGCTCTTTTTTCATCTGGTTTGTTAAATCCTAAATAATCAAGTATTCCCATGGATAATCCTTTATGGTTTTATATTGTATTTATAGTTTTATCATATATATACTTCTTGTAATGGAGGAGATGCTAATTTTTTAAGTTCTGTGATGGCATATACCAATGCTGATATTTCGTCTGGTTGATGTTCTCCGTTATATGCAT